GCCGGATTACCAGAATCGTAAATATCAGATTCTTTTACTGAGTTCGCCTCCATAACAAAAGGTGCCTCAGTCGGTGCGGGAAGTTGAAAATGGCGTCCGCGCCAACTTCTGTATGGCCTACCTTTTGAGTCCCCCTGAAAGTCTCTCATGTCTTGACGGCCGGCACCAGCAGTATCAATCTTCCACACTTGTTGCCGCGAACCATCAAAAATCCTTGCCGGCTCCAACAACTCTACTACATCGTCGGAAACAAAAAATTCTGGCTGATGTATCCTAAACTCTAAACCTGCCGTGCCCCCACCTTGGTTCGGAGTATTGTTATAAATATCTCCTGTAGGGGGGGTAATTATCTCATTATACGGTCGGTCAAGCGTAACAATGTAAGCCTTATAAGTTGTTTGTACGCCATCTATCGTAGCTGACTCTTCCTTAGTCCACCAATCAATACATTGCCGTCGATGTACGCGACCACTCGAATCAGTGATCTCAATATGCATCAAACCATCCCACTCACCTGTAACCGTGGGAACCCAAGTTGTGGCGCATCTGGGGTCTCCAACACCCACTCCTGCGGAGTCAACAAACTTAAGAAGTCGCTTGTCGTTAGAAAATGTAACCACTCGCGCTAAAACTGAAGAATCAGTACTAACTACGTCGGGGTACAAAACTACGTGTTCTTCATCAGGAATGAGCGCTTGAGGTACGTCATTTGCCATTCGATCCAGCGCAACATTAAGCGCTTGAAGAATTCGTGTATTCTGCGTCTCTCCAGATGAGTCCCAGGAACGCATGGCATAAAGTTGCTTGCGGAGCATAGCAAGAGAAACGTTCACAGAGCCTCCAAAAGACGAAGGGGGCGGGACCCGAAAGCCACGCCCCCTAAGTGTATCACGTAGTCAGATGCTACGGGATGTTGATGTACGCCTGAACATAAGTGTCCAGAGTGGTACCCTCGGTTTCAAGGGCAACACCAATGGCAGTACCTGCGGCACCATCATCATCAACCATACCTTCCGTGGTACCCTCAGAAGCAAGGGGTTCACCAACGGTGGCAACGTCTGCGTGGCAGAGAACGACACAAGTGCCCTTCTTGATGATCCAACCATACGACCCTGCAGCAATTGCATTGTCTGCAACCCCCGCAAGAGTCTGAAGGATTTGGTTTGCCGTTTGTGCAGGCTCGATTGCGTATGCGATTCCGTGATTGAAATCCCACTCACAAAGCTGACCCGCCGCGATTACTTCCTTCGCGTAAACGTAGACCCACTCACGATCACCACCGAGAAGAGCAAAGTTCTTAGTGCGGTCAACACCAGAGTTACCCTTACCAGCTTCATCACCAGTCAGAATGGTTGAAGTTGATGCCGGTGTCGATTGCGACAAACCCGACTCGACTTCATCCGCCAACTGGAGCATGGTAGTGCCCAGAGCATAGTCTTCGGTTGTAGAGGTGGTTGAGAAAGTCGATTGCGAAACAACGCTATCAGCTACATCGCCACCAGTAGAGAATTGATTTCCAGCCATGATGTACCTCCTAGAGAGCACCGCCAGACACACATCCCTGCGCCACTAGCTTGGTGCAGATCAGGTTGCCTTGCATTGCGAAGATTGCTGTCACCACGTCTTGATCTCCAACCCGCTCCTTGAACTCCGATACATTCGGGGCTTCAAGCATTGGGAACTCGATAAAGTCCGTGTTGAGCATGTAAGTAACACCATCAGCAGGAGCCGTACCAGCGGTAAAGTCTGCGCGATCCAAGTCAATGGAAGACGTAACAGAAGCAAGTCCAAGGTTAAGGCCCAGGGTGTTGCTCTTGTCGATCTTGTCATCTACAAGGGTCACACGAACGTTATCGCGTCGTGCATCCTCAAAGTTGGTGTAGGTGTCGTCGTCCATGAATACCATATCAGGACCCTTACCAATTCCACCAGCGTAGTGAGCACACTGCCGATATGTCTTTCGAAGCTGGGTAATACCGTCCGTAACCCAGGCAGAAATATCGTTGTACTGGTTGAAGTGGAAGTAGCTAGAACTCTTGGCCACGCTTTGAACGTTGTCTGTCTGAGAAGCAGGAGCCTCAAAGTCAAGAAGTCCGTTAGTGACGCCAGTTCCAATACCGGAATTGAATTGACCATTAAGAGTCAACATTCCTTGAAGTTCTGACGTGTTGAAAGCAAGACCACGACTCACACCAGTGAGCAGGTACTTGTTCAAGTCAGCCTTCGCAGCTTCCATGGAGGTCTGAGGATATTCCTCAATCAGACGAATAATTGCCAACTTACCAGAGTTTTGAGCAAGTTCCCGCTTGGGAATGTTGATTGCCATAACCATACGGTGGGGCTCAACCTCAAACTTTCGGATTTGTTGACGACGGGTCATGTTCAGTAGCTCATCACCGACGTAGACACCAACACCGCGAGCAGGAGCGCCACCAGAAAAGGAACGCTCAATCTTCGTTCCGCCTTCCATAGGCATACGTGCTTTCGAGTTAAGTGCTTCGAACAGTTCATTGCTACGAACAAACGAATTCACCAGGGGTCCACGGAGGTCCGCAAACGTGGTGTTCAACAGTTCAGTACTGATGGACATTTTGTTCTCACATTAAAAAGTAGAAGAATTTAAACGATTTCCCGCCTGCCCGGTGCGTTTAGTCAGACCTAAAAGGCTACCCGACCGCAAATTGGGTGCGTATTTGTTGTTTACATTATTAGAATCAAAAGTGCAAGCAACTAATTCACTAAGCTTTGCAATACCTTGCATCATTGTAGTAATGTAGAATAACCGTCGTCTCGTCGAAAAAGTATTTACGTGATAAACTTACCGTATGGCTAATGCGAAGAAAAAAGAAACTGAGCAAGTTGGGGGCGCCGAATTTGCCGAGGCTCCTGGACTACATCAAGGTAAAATTCGTGCGCTGTTTGCAACGCCCGATGCGTTTGTCTCAATGTGTCAAATTGTCCGAGAAGACGAGTCTACAGGCTACATGGAGCCTACGCATACGCAAAAGAAACTACTAAAAGCCTACGACGAAAACAGATGGCTGATGGTAAACAAATTCCGTCAGGCAAAAATAACAACTGTTTCCGTCATGTTGCTGCTTCGAGATTGCATGTACCTTAGCGGCGTCAAGGGGCTGCTTATTGCAGAACGTCAAGACACGGCAGAAGACATCTTTGAACGGATACTGTTCGCGTACAACAGACTTCCCGATGACGTAAGAATGCCGCTGACTCCCGGAAAAAAAGCTGGGGCAACGCAAATGCAGTTCATACATGGTGGGGGCATTAAAGTCTTAACTGCTGGTGGTAGGTCCCCGGCGATTGGTCGCTCAATTGACCGCCTCGTCATCACGGAGTTTGGTGAAGCGCAGTGGCAACGTAAAGCGGCCATCAACATTTTCCCTACCGTAAACAAGCGTCCCAACGCAAAAGTAATTCTTGAGTCAACGCCAGGACGAGCAGGCTCACACCACGAGCAAATGTGGAGGTCCGCCCTGGAGGGGACAAGTAGATTTACGCCTCTATTCCTTGAGTGGTGGGAAGACGATAGCTGCCGAGAAATGGTTGAGGACTTCGAGCCAACACTGACTGAATTGGAGTACATGAAGCGTCATTCAGGGATGAGCAAATACAATCTTGCGTTCCGCAGGCGTGGACTAAACACAGAGTTCGTAGGTGACTCAAGACTGTTTTCATGTAAGTACCCATCAGATCCATATGACGGGTGGCTTGGCACAACCAACCCAGTAATGCCTGCCGATGTTTTGAAGCCTTGGCTAGCAAAAGCAAAGGCCGACCCAGAATTGTCGCACTGGGGATGCCACGAATTTGAAGCCCCCATGCCTGGGAGACAGTATTTAATTACGGCTGACCCTGCAGGGTTTGGTAGCACGGGTGATAAGTCTGCATTGACTGTCTGGGACGCGCAAGACTGGAAAGAAGTTGCGTTCTGGGAAGACCGTGAAACCCCTGATAGGTTTGCCCAGAGACTAAAAACGATTCAGTTGAGATACAATCAGGCATTGCTCGCTGTTGAG